GACCCTTGTGACGCGTATTTTGTCAGAACCATGTTTCTACCATCAGGTAAGGTAGCATGTAACGACCGCGCATCTTCTAAATATTGAAGAAGCCCTGAGGTCTTAAAGATTCTCTGAACAAGTTCAAGGTGAACTCTATCAGAAGCATCTTTCAGGTCTAGCGTGGCTAGGCGTTTGTCGATACTACTACTATAAGCGAGTGACCGATTAACACTCTGATCGGAAAACCGAACAGAATGTTTAGTCAAGCTGTGGCTCTCCAACGTCTCGTATATGTAGTCCTTTACGGACTGTTGCATATACTGAACGTGTGAAGGTTCCATGGCAATCACCCGTGGCGCCTTCAAAGTCTTGGGAACGAAAACAACCCGAACGCCTAATTCTTGGCGAAGAGGTAAGAATTCGATTCCTTCGGCTTTGTCGGAACTTCCACAGTGTTCTGCTGCAAGCCCGTAATTGGGGAAGCAGTGGAGGTCACTGGGGAAGCTTGACTCCGAACGTTCGTTCCACTTAGCAATACCGTGCCTTGCATTAGCAAGACGACGATCTGCAGTGAAACCACGGCTATGATGACAAACAAGACTAAGGCCATCAAGCTCAGGAAATACCTGAGCCCAAATGCGTCCTGAAATCTCGTCAAGGTAATTATCCTTTCTCAATATTTGAGACGTCATAGTACGGAGTTCGCCTTCTATCTCGCGATATGCCTTGATAGCCTCCGCCTGACGGCGGGGGGTACAATCGATCTCTACTTTCTTAAAGAAGTCGCAGATCTGGCGTATGCCTTTTATAGCATACGGGCATGGTTCGCTTGATAGCCTACCATCCTTATTGAACACGCGTTTGAAGAAACCTCCGAGAAATCGGGGGAGCCTTCCTGCCCTACTAAATTGAGTAGGACAGAGGAACGTTCCGCATTCTATCCCGTGCAAAAGCGCGGATGATAAAAGCGGTAGGGTTATCGATAAAAACGAGAACCCTTCGTGTTCACACCGATATCGTATAACAGCGATATCGCGTTCTACGGACAAGTCTAGATCCATACTTAATTGTTCAAGTATGGTCTGGACGAGCATGGTCGGTCTTTTCATCTTAACCTCCATTATTATGGGGGCCAAGAGACCGTCTAAGCTATACTCCACACTCTCGTGTGACTGCTACCTATCCCCGAAGAGACCCTCACGGATCTCAACTAGGATCTCTCTAGCTTTCGTAAAGAAAGCTTCGAGTCGGAGGCAGAATTCTATAAATTTAGAATTCACCACCGAGCACCTTGAGATAATTGGCCGAAGAAAGCCAAGTCTTCAGGGCGTCGATCAGGTAGCCGATCTCAGTGTCGGAAAATCCCGTTTTAGGCTCGTCGATGACGAGGTAAACCGAGATTCCCTTTTCGGTATTTACTGCCGAAATGGGATCTGCCGCAATTTTACGCTGCGACAGCCGAACTTCACGTCTAAAACGACTTGCAGTAATATTCTGCTTCGTCGTCATATACGTGTTCCCGTCTGCACTCGTATACGAATTCAGAGCTGGACCTTGAGAGGTCCTCGGCAATGGAATCGCGACTGCATTAACAGTGACGGACTGTGGATCAGTAAGCATTAGAAGCTCCTTGGTTAGTTACGCATTACACGGGTTGCAAACCCTTACTATTGCTAACGTAATCGAGACATGCCTAGTGCCCCAAGAATCGAGAGCTGCATACCGTTGAGAGAATTCTCATTGGTATTAAAACCAAATGGATCACCGAGAATCCGGCTCTTATGAGAGCCATTACTCTGTGATGTCCCTGAAAAGCTAACTATTTCACCTGAGCGACGTTTGAATCCGAATTTAGCAAATTGCTTTACTCGTTTCCATCGTTCTCTCATTATATAGAAATAGTCAGCCGCGCACCGATCGGCTACTCCAGTCTCGAGATTTTCTATTACATCTCCAGCATTGAAGAACCAATCGGCTAGCCAGGTCCAAGGAATCGCATTATAAACAACTGAAGGCGAAGGATTTAAACCGTAAATTGCGGCTATCATCCGACGCTTCCAGGCGATATCCCTGGGTCCCCCAGGAAGCCAGTAACGAAAGCGGGCTGTTGCCCACCAACGTTCACCTTCTTCTAGGGTCCATCCACCCGTCAAGGGCCCCTGATAAAATCCAGTTGTAAAAGCTGGATACAGGATAGCCGGGCCACTAGTGGCACCGGCACTTGCCGAAAGGATAGTGTCCACCATCTGTATAGATCGGCGGACAGGACGACCGTTGTCACGTAAGAGCTGTTTGAGCCGCTTTTGTGCATCGATTTGATCGATGACAAGTTTGCGGATATCATTCAGCAGAGGACGCCATCCGAACTGTAGAGCTAACCAATAATTGGATATGCTTTTCAGATCATTTAGGTGCATTCTCTGTCTAAGTAATCCCGGTAACTCACGCAACTCATAAATTGAGTTAAGCGCTTGAAAACTGGGCTTAGTAGGCTTCATCTTACGGTAAGCTTCGGCTGCACGGGCATCAGGCGGATAACTATCCGCAACTGGGAACCCTGCATCGGCGCAATGTACGTAGACGTGTCCTTGATAGGACTCGCCTGACGGACCGCCCCGCCATATTTCTCCGACGTTGATTAATGAACGTTGGGTCTCAAAGCCAATTAGCTTAAAAGGCCCACCTACATTACCAATATCGGGAAAGTCTGGATAGCCGTAGTTTCCTTTATCTCCGAGAAGCAAACTTTTGTTTGTCTTCACGGGCCTGCCTTCAACAATAAAGCTGTTGGCAGGGGTTTCGAAGCTATTGATTCCGATTGGAACCCAAGGCTCCGATACCATGCTGGAAACCACTTTGACAACTCCTTTTCTTGGTTATGGAGTGTTCCGTAGAACGTGGGGAGCCCTTAGGGGCT